CTGTTGACCTTGTGTCGTCAACATCAATTATATAGTTTAATAAAGGTCTAACAGTACTTTCATTTGCAGGTGTTACAAATAATTTTACTTCACTACCAACAAATGCTGATGGATTTAGTCCTTCAATACTTACAACACCTGTTGTAGGATTATAGTTTCCAACGTTATCAGATACTACCACACCTGCTGAAGTAATCAATTGTAATGTTGTTGAATTTAATTTATTTTTAATTGTTACTGTTTCACCATTTACAGTTAATGATGTTGAACCTACAATGTGATTAACATCATCTGCCGGTGCCAATGCAACTGGGAATGTGAGAGTATAATTAGCAGATGTTGCCAATGCCGGTGTAAATCTTTGTTGTAAACGAACACTCATTCTACTATTTAATATTGCATCATCAAGTGCATCAATTTCAGTTAAAAGATTTGACCTTCTAAATACTTTGTTGAATAATTTTAAGTTATTCGTGGCAAAAGTATTAATTGTATTTGTTATATTGTTTTCAATTGATGAACTTGTTTCACTTGTCAATGCTGGATTTAAATTATATACAGTGTCTAATTCTAAGAATGTTGTTACCGGTGTTTTAAATTCTGTAGTTACAGATAATATTGATAACGCATCTGTTAAATCTTGTGTAATGCTTGTTTTAATTGTTTCCTGTGTTGATGCACTTATATCATCAAAAAACTGTAGTGCTACAAATACAACACCATATTTTGCAGGAGTTGCCTCTTCACCACCAAAAGCACTAACATCTTTGACAGTTGTTGCGTATTTGTTGAGTATTTGTGTTCTGTAATCGTCTGCAGTTACAAGTCTTTGTTGTGATGCGAACATTAAAGGTGCCTGTGTTTTAATAGATGCAATTGATTCTCTAGATGAACCACCTGCAGAATTAGACACAGTTGTTACTGTTAATGTTTGATTTGTGCCACCTACAGACAATTGTGATTGTGGTGTAAATGTACTACCACCATTTGCATCTGCACCAGAGACCTTTAAATAATTAACAACCATTTTATTACCTGAAACAGGCACAATTCCTGTATCTGGTCCAAATATAAGTTCATGAAAACCATTTGGTGTTTCTTGCACTCTAAACACTCTTGATGTGCTTAGTAATCGTATTGCATCATTAATATCTGTAAATGTATTAAATGATGAACTTGAAAGTGTGTCAAAGACATCTACTTTTAGTGTATCAATATCAGCTGATTTATCAGGTATTACATAAACTTGTTCATCTTCTGTAGAGCCAACAATAAATGTTCTATCCGTAGATGTTCCCTCAAATATTGATAAATTAAAAATTGTATTTTGTGCAGTGTCTGTCGTACTAGAAAATCCTGTTGATTTCTTAAATCTATAAAGTGTATTACTACCAGACGATTCTGCATCAGCTGTAAATACATCTCTTGTTTGAAAAGTATATGTTACACCTGCTACAGTTGATGAGAACTTTGTGCCGATTGGTAATGTTATACTTGATGGTGCTGGGTCTCCACTTGGAACAGTTATTGCTATATTAACAGTGGCTTGTGAAGATGTTATAGAACGAGCTCTATATCCAAGTGCCTCTGCATGAGATAAAACTGATGAACGAAGTTGAGCAGTCGATAGAAAAGATTCATTTAATGCAAAGTTGGCAACCAATGCATTGAAATGTGTATTATATGAAAGAACATCTAGTAAATTATTTAAACCAGCGCCTTCAAAATCATAATCACTAAATTCACTTTGTTGTTTTAGAAATGTTTTAAGTGCAGACTTAATATTATTAAAGTCCAATTGTGTTGAATTAATTGTTGTTGCCATGTTACTTTCCTTGACCTCTATATGCCTTAAATTGTCTTCGTTTTGCCTTATTCATACTAGATGTAATTGGTTTTCTACCTTGAGATGTACCTTTAAATGTTTTATAATAGGTTTGCACAGAAGTGTTTTTTGTCTTAGCCATTATCTTAACCTCGCTAATGACACTTCAAGTGTTACATCTTCTAAAGTATTTACAATTTGAAAAGCAACCGTGACTCTAATGTCATTTCTGTCTGGTATTATTTTTGCTCTAACACCTCTAATTCTTGCTCTAGGTTCATAGTTTTCAATTGCAGTTTTTACCTCATCTTCTATTGTTTGTTCATCAAAAAATTCTGATAGTTCAAATAAAAAACTGTTTAAGTTGCCACCAAAAATAGGATTAAATGGTTTTTCTAACCTATTTGTTAGTAATATATTTTTAACTGATTGTTTTACGGCAGCTGCATCAGTTTTTTTAAACACATCATTATTTGGTGCACGAGCAAAAGTTAAGTCTAAATCCTTGTAGACTTTATTTCGTGTCGTAATAATTGAACGACTTTGAAGATTACCACTTTCTATTGAATATGCTTTTTGTGCCATAGTGTTTCTATTTATAACCTAATTTCAATAATTTCATTACTTGATTGTTTCTTATTATTATATTGTGTTTCTAAATCATACTTAAAATTAATTTTAAAAGTTGATGGCACTGATGGCATTACAGCAATAATTGAAGCGTGTAAACTATCACCTGTAAAGGTATCATAAGCCAGTATAAGTTTATCATATCTGCTAGATGTTCTTAAATAATTAACCATATCAAAAGTAGAATTCACTGCAACATCTCCATGTTCATCATACAATTCATATACAATCGCTCTTCCTGTTTGTCTTAAATCGTTTATACCACCTGAAGATACGGTTTCTTTTTCTGCTGGTTTATACAATCCTTCAGAAACGACAAGTCTAAATTTTGTATTTCTTTGTGCAACTCTCATAAACTCACCTTGCAAATATAAGTTTCTTGCAATTGTTAATCTCTCTGCATATAACATATTGTCAAAGTCAAAATGAGAACCTGTGTTTTTCAAAAACTTACCTATTGTAATACTCTTCTGTAACAAAGTTTTTGTTGTCAGTTCTTTATCCTCTACAAAGTTAGGATTATATTGTGGGTCCGGTAAATATATCATTATCTTTCTTTAAATGTTTTTGTTAGTGCATCTTTAGTTTGACCTATAGGCGTTTCACCATATGACGCTTGTTTCTTCTGTACTATTCTATCAATCTCTGTAGGCGATTTTTTGGCGTATGAAGGACTTAATATACCGTCAGTAATTGTCGCACCTATAAATTTACTATTACTTAAATTATTATCATCACGAAGTTTACTTCTAACTTCTGCTGAGTCTAATCTTCTTGATGTAATGTCACCATAATCTTCTTCAACATTAATTGCGTTCTTAATAACATCTTCTGCATCAATATTAACCTTGCGAATACCAAGACTTGAGTTTAAAAGATAATCATTCATAATTGCCACTGTTGGTTCAACTGTTTGTGTAGTATCAGTTGCAGTATTTACTATTGTTCCTGCCGAACCAGAAGCACCTATTATTCCTGCCGAACCAGCTTTACCGGCCTCGGTTGCTGTTAATGCATTTCCTTGAAGTGCACCATGGAATGTTGGTGCAGTAACACCGGCTGTAAACGTAGCAGATGTACCGAAATAATTTCTACCGTAATGTGTAACACTTTCACCACCAATAGTGCCTTGTTCACCTACAAGTGATATTGTATTACCTGCAATATTTGTTGTATTTGCTGATATGATAACAGAACCTTCAGATGTAAGTGTCAATGTATCACCAGTATTGTAATCAACTGTTCCTTCAACAAACTTTGTTTCATTACCTTTAATATGTGTTTCCTTATTATCAAGTGATATATCTGTATTAACACCGAGTACATACTGCGCTCTGTTTTTCTTAATTTCTGTTGTATGACTTTTCTCAACTGTTTGTTTAAAATTACCATCTATTGTTGATATTTCATTACCATGTACTTTTGTTTTAAGATTACCACCAACTTCAAGGTTCATGTCACCATCAACTTTAAAATTTAAATTACCTTTATAATGTACATCACCATTTCGTTCAACAATCATTTTATGGTCGTTACCAACAATCTCAATCTTATTACCTTCAGCACCACTTGATATAATAACTGTACCGTCAGGTCGTATCTCTATACCTGCTTTTGAACTGTGTAGTATAACAACTCTTTGATTGCCTGGTGTATCATCAAATTCTAATACATGACCGCCTTCTGTTTCTTTAACTGTATTTTTTGGATATTGAGAGCCAATAAGTGG